TGGAGCAATAAGTGGGTTCACAACGTAAATGAAGAAATTTCCAATAGAATCGTTGAGATTCACATAGTCTTGTGGAATCATATAGGGCAAGTTAAAGATAAACTCATCTCCATCTTGAATATCAATAACCTGTCGGTACGTGTATGCTGAATCTGCATACGATGGCACCAATGCTCTCAAACCAGGGACAAAACCCACGGCGAGAGTACCAGTATGAAAACCTGTTTTAACTAGACGTACACGAAACTCAAATGAGCCTCGATACTGTTGGAAAATCTCAGCAAAAACTGAGCATGGAGTATTCGTATAAACCGTATTACCACCCACGGTGGACGAATCCCTGAAGGACGCGGGGTTAACGGCTAAATTGTACAACAAATCTCCTGCAACTGACGCTGAAGACCACGCAAAATCAGATAGGTACGACCACCTAGTCTTGACGAAGTTAAAACTCATTTCATCTAGACTGCCTGGACTGGCATCTGAAATTGGCATAACCTTATTATCTGGATCCAGCGATAGCGGAGCTGCATTGTCGTTACCCTTCGTGTTCACCGCATATGTATGTGCGTTGATCCACTGAGGGCATGGGCCTTCCGTGAGTGTTGGTTTGGACCACCCTAACGAATCACAGAAGGCACCTACAGCTGAAGCTACCCATGCTGCTGGTTTGGCAATTGGGGCCAAAATTGGAATGGCAGACAAGTCATTGGCGAGCGTCGCACCGGATGACATAATCTTACCTATAGGCCCCTTACCAGAATTTGCCTCTCTATCTTGAGGCGCCAGTGGCCTAACCTTACGTTTACCTTTACTCCGAGTACCATCATTCATCTGAGGTTGAACCATCCCGGAGAGTTCAAGATCTTCAATAGACATCCACAAAGTCCAATTAATTGACGTTGGACCCGTTCCTGTCCTGAGAATCTCAAAAACATGCAAATACACCTTACCCCAAGAGATATGGTTGCCCGAGGCAACTTGGTCCCTCTCAAGGAAAGAAGTAGGCGCAATATAAGGCACCGTAATCTCAACAAAATTGTCTTTAAGGCTGAGATAAGCACCTGGCAACTGAGATATAGTTTTTCGATTATAAACATGAGCTGTCGCTTCTTGTTGCAACTGGTTCTCACAAGGAAAATAGCTCATTCTCAGTAGTCCTGCTTGGAAAGGCGTTGGATTGATGACTAGGCGCAACTTAACATTACCGCGCATATTCAAGAAACCCTGAATCTTGTTTGTCCAAATTGTTTGAGCATTTAACAAAGTGAACAAATCGCCAGAATACAAAAGATCACCCCACGTATTTGCAGTCGTGAAGGCGCCTGATGCTACTGGCATCGGTTTGGCCAGAAAATCAGCGATATTCTTGATGTCATCAACCTCTAGGTCATAATCGTTCATTGGATCAACGCTTGAGGCGTGACGATCATAACCCTTCGCTTCTACACTTGTCGTAAACGTGGTGGTTCCCTGGTGTTCACCATCCACGACGGGAGTGCCATTATCCGGCAACGATTTCTCTCCCATATCAGCAATTGAAGAATCGGCGGGTTTACTGGTCTAACCCCCTGTGTAAACCCAACACAGAGGGCAATGTTTAGCCAAGGCTTTTGAGAGGAATGCTCTCCAGGTAGCCGGATCAATTACGCTAAATAGCGCACCTGGGTAGGTCCACCAGAATCCTACATGGCATCCGATCATCGGACACTAGTGTTAAATTCCTACCAATTAGTGCCCCTCATCTAACCGCCTCGGGCCTTTGAGGCGGTTTTTCGCACCTAATACAACTTCTCCCGAGTGATCACCGTCAATTGACAATTACGGTAATCATTTGGAATCGGGGAGTAGTTCAGGTGCTCTTGACACGCTTCCACTATCTTAGGAGTCCACTCATCAAACACAGTTTTGTCATGCTGAGAGAGTTCCAGAATCATATTCAGACAATTGTCCCGCACATGATCATGCAGGAAGTCCTTTTTCTTAGTCCACTGGATTGATTCTAAAATGGTGGATGTGTCTAGGGGAGACAACCACTTCCTCTTGGGGTGAATGGAAGTCCTCGCCCACTTTCGCTTGAGGAATGATACCTCCTCTAAGCTTCTATCCTGTGATAACTCAGCACCGGTTTTCATCTCATCGGTGTACTCAAACCCCATCTCTGCCAAAGCTTGGGTGTACGAATCCTGAGTTAACAAAGGTGCCCAAACAGATTGACGGTCCACGGCTATCAAGTTGTCATCACCGTAGACCATGAAACGTAACGAATCGTCAAACTGTCTGAGCTTTGAGGGTGCTTGCATCATATTAT